CAAATTGTGGGTGGATCTCTCCAAAGCCGACACGATCCACACCCACCCGGCAACCTCCATCACCGGCCTCTCCTCGTTCATCGTCGCCTCGGCCCCCGGTCTCTCGATCAACACCACCGTCCGCACCGGCGACGGCACCGCGACCACATTCCTCATCGACGGCCTCGTCAGCTCCGACCCCGAGCATGTCCTTGTCGCACTCAATGGCGTCACCCAGACCCCCGTCACCGACTACACGGTCAGCGAAGCCAGCGGCACGATCACATTCGACGCCCCGCCCGCCGCAGGAATGCAAATCTCCTGCACCGCCCTCGGCCTCCGCAGCGTCCAGCCGCCCATCGATCCGCTTCTCTACCTCTTCGCATTCGCCACCAGCACGGACGGACTCACGACCTACAGCGGGCGCCTCCTCAATGCCGACCGCCCCGTTTTGCCAGCCCTTCCAGAGACCGCGACATCGTGGACCGTCCGCCGCTCCACGACAGACGCCGCCGGGCACGTCCTCGCAGTCGCCACCGCCACTGGATCGTGGCTCAACCGGGAGACTCTCGCTTACTAATGACAACGATCACCGAGAGCAACCTCAGCCAGCAACTCGATCTCTCTCAGTTCGACCTCACCTTGCCAGGCATCGTGGTCGAGTATCCAACCCGCTCCGCATTCCCCAGCACCGGCAAATCCGACCGCCTCTACATGGCTCTCGACGAGGGCATGCCATACCGCTGGTCGCCCTCCGCATCCGCCTACGCCCTCATGATCCCGATCATCGACGCGGGCAATTTTTGACAATCTCCCTACCACGAACACCCAACCAAAACCAACAAACACCCTAATTAGCCATGCCTAATCCAATCATCAAAATCAAACGCGGTTCCGGTAGTCCGGTCTCGCTTCAAGTCGGCGAAGTCGCTTTCGACACAGCAAACAAATCATTCTTCATCGGCACAGCCGAAGGCGTTTTGCCAATCGGTGGCGAGCACATCTTCGCAAAGAAGACCTTCGTTTCCGACGCCGTAGCAGCAGAAGCAGCGCTTCGCAGCTCAGGCGACTCGACACTCACCTCCTCGCTGAATTCGGAAATTTCACGGGCACAAAGTGCTGAAAGTGGCATCGCCGCAGGACTCGCAACTGAGATCAGCGACCGCGCAGCCGCGATCAGCTCAGAAGCCTCCGCTCGTAGCTCCGCTGACACAACCCTCGACGGAAAGATCACGACTGAAAAAGGCCGTATCGACGCGATCCTCTCCGCAGCAGGCGCGAACAGCGACACCTTTGCCGAGATCGTCAGCTTGATCAACTCGGTTGATGCAACCAACGACAGCGCATTTGCTGGATACGTCTCATCGAACAACGCAGCACTCGCAGCCGAAGTCTCGAACCGCACCAGCGCCGACACAGCCCTCGGTGGCCGCATCGACACCGTTGAGTCCGCCGCGACAGCCCTCGCCACCCGCGTCACAGCAGCCGAGGCAGACATCAACACCGAAGAGTCCGCACGCGCAGCAGCCGACACGACTCTTCAGTCAAATATCACGGCAGAGGCTAGCTCAAGAGCCAGCGCTGACACGACTCTGCAAAGCAACATCACAAGCGAGGCCAGCACGAGAGCCAGCGCTGATACCAGCCTACAGACCAACATCACGGCAGAGGCAGCAGCCAGGACCAGTGCAGACGACGCGCTAGACGCACGCCTGGACAGCCTCGAGGCCAGCATAGACGGCGGAACTTACTAACCAACCCACCAACCCCGGCGGGGCGCTCCATAGCGCCTCGCCACGCGGGGGTCTCCACCGCGAAATAAACAAGCCACATGGCCACACAAATCATTCCCAAAAAATCCTCCGTCCTCGGCAAGATCCCTGTCGCTGGCGATCTCGCAGTCGGAGAATTAGTGCAAAACCTCGCCGACCATTGCCTCTACTCAAAAGATGCAAGCGGCAATGTCTTCCGCATCGGCACTCGTCCCGTGCCCGATAAAGTCGAAGTTTTCGACATCATCGGAGCCAACCTTTTCTACGGCAAACTCGCCTACGCCGACTTCCCAAACAGCGGCAGCATCTACGACTCCGCCCTCTGGGACGTCTCCCGCACCACCACCGACGCCAACGGCAACGTCACCGCCGAAGCCAGCGCCACCGGCGCGTGGTCGAACAAAACCAATCTGACTTTTTCATAACCCATGATCGCCACACCCATCCTCTCCGGTGCCTCTGGCACAAAGACCCTAGCCGTATTCACCCCGCTCCACAGCTCGCCGCCCGCGACTTTGTTTGCCACGCTCGACACGCGCAACTCGGTTGCCGTCCTCGATTTCGATGACGCCACCATCGAGAGCGCGATCTTCCCGTCAATCGTCCCAGAGGCGGCTGACCTCGCCAGCGGATTGAGCGTGCGAATCAGTTGGATGGCGACCACGGCCACCACCGGCAATGTGCGCTGGCGCGTAGCATTAGAGCGCGGCAACACCGATCTCGATGCCGACTCATTCGACACCGCCGCCGAGGCAAACGGGGCCGCAAACGGAACGAGCGGCATTCCCAGCACCACCAGCATCTCACTCTCCACAATCGACAGCGTGGCAGTCGGTGAGCCTTACCGGCTCCGAATTTCCCGCGTGGGCAGCGATGCAACAAACGACACCATGACAGGCGATGCCGAGTTGATCGCCGTTGAAGTAAGGAGCGCGTAATGGCTTACGATTTTAATGGGACGAGCCAATCGCTTCAAACTGCAAGCGCACCAGTCTCCACATTACCGATCACAATGGCTTGCTGGTTTAATTCAACTTCTGACACTTCAGCTCAAACCTTGATCTCTATAGCTAATTCAACGGGAGCCTTTGGCGGGGCAAGGCTTATTGCCGAAGGCAATCAGGCCGGTGATCCAATAAGAGCAGATTATACAAATGGTGGGGGGACAGGTTCTGCGAGGACAACAAGTGGATACACAGCAAACAACTGGCATCACGCTTGTGGCGTATATACCTCAAAATCTTCAAGGTCCGCATATTTGGACGGAGGCAGCAGTGCAACAGATACTTCTTTTATCTCACCTGAATTTGCATCTAATGCTTTAACAATTGCGGGGCGGTTTAATAACGGGACAATTGGTCTGTTTGCTGTTGGTCGCATTGCCGAAGTCGGCATCTGGAACGCCGCCCTCACCGCCGCCGAAATCGCCTCCCTCGCCAAAGGGATGACCTGCGACAAGGTTCGGCCAAGCGCGCTTGTATTTTACGCTCCGCTCGTCCGCCAACTCCTCGACGCCAAAGGCGGTCTCACCATCATAAACAACGGCGCAACCGTCGCCAACCATCCACGCATTTACCCATGAGCCTCTACTTAAACACCACCACCAACGAATTGCGCGAACTCCCCGAGAGCTACATCGCCGCACTCATTGCCGCAGGGAACCCCAAATCCGAGCAATGGCAAGCAGCGCCACTAAAGCCAAGCGAAGACGCCGTGTGGCAGAACGGCCAATGGGTCACGCCAGCCGCCCCCACCTTCACCGCCGAGGAATGGACCGACTCCCAGGGCTACGGCGGCAACCGCTCCACAACGCTCCTCTACCAAAAACTCCGCCTCGACGCCTCCGCGAAATCCTCGCCCAAGCTCGTCGCGGTCCAAGGCTGGCTCGATGGCATGATCGCCAGCGGCCTTGCTCCAGCAGCAAGCAACTGGCCCGCCGCCCCGCACTCCTTTGAGGCAACGCTCACCGAAACACTCACCATCCTCAACTCCTAAAACCATGGCCAACGAACTCAACATCGCCCTTGCAAAATCGGGCCTCACCGTCACCGCTCAACGATACCAATCCGGAGCCGCCGTAGGCTCTGCCATCTCCTGCCCCGAAACCGGCAGCACGGGATTCTACTCTGGAAACATGACCGGCACGGCAGGCACCTACCAAGTCGCATTTATCTCAGCCTCTGCCAATGTCGGCAGTGGAAGCATTGTTTGGGACGGGAGCGCCGAAATCGTCCCAAGCACGCTCACGCAGGCCAATGTCCAATCCGCGCTCACCTCGCAGGGACTCACTAGCGCCCGAGCAGGCAATCTCGAAAACCTCGACACAACCGTTTCAAGCCGCCTCGCGCCAAGTGGCACGCTGGCAACCGTAACGACACTGACGAACTCGCCAAACGTCCCAAGCGCCGCAGCCATTGCCTCCCAGGTAAGGACCGAGCTGGCTACGGAACTGGCTCGGGTGGACGCCGCCGTGAGCACACGCCTAGCCAGCAGCGCCTATACCGCCGCAAGCACCGCCGTTCAGAATGCCGCAGCCGTCCGCACGGAGCTGGCTACGGAGCTGGCTCGGGTGGACGTAGCGACAAGCACACGCCTAGCCACTTCCGGCTATACCGCCCCAAGCGCAGCGCCAACCGCCGCGCAGAATGCTTCCGCAGTTCGCACAGAACTAGGGACCGAACTGTCACGCATAGACGCAACGACCTCCAGCCGCCTCGCAAGCTCGGCATACAGCGCCGCACCGACAACCGCGCAAATCGCCACTGCAGTCGAAGGCTCACTTCTTAATGAAGCAGACGGACAAGCCGTCCTCAATGCCATCGTCGGCGCCATCGGCAACACCAACCTCAGCGAAGTCTCCCTCGTCGCCGCAGTCCGCGCCGACCTCGAGCGTGTCGGTGGCAAAATCGACAGCATCCCGACCACAGCCGCACCGACAGCCGCCGCGAACGCGACCGCCGTGTGGAGCGCAGCCACGAAAGAAATCACCGGCGGAACGGTAACGACGCTCACTAACTCGCCATCCGTGCCGAGTGCGGCAAGCATCGCCTCAGCAACACGCACCGAGCTCGCCGTGGAGCTTGCCCGAGTGGATGCCGCAGTCAGCACGCGCCTCGCCTCCTCGGCCTACACCGCGCCAGCGAACTCGGACATCACGGCCATCAAAGCCAAAACGGATCTGCTCAACCCTGACCGCCTAGCCAACGTGGCGACCACCGCCATCGTGGGCAACCTCATTGCCCAGGCTAATTCCTAAATGCAAAAGGAAATCCTCGAGCTAACGAACTACGCCAGCGGTCAATCCGACCGCTGGCTCTTCGTCTGCCTCCTCGTCATCGGCCTCGCCGCCGTCTTCACCCTGTTCAGATACTTCACCGGACGCCTCGACGTGCTGCAAACCCGAATGGACAAGCAAACAGAGGAGTTCGTTGAGCACCTCAAAACAGCCAACAGCGAAATGCTTTCAGTGATTGCATCTGCCAGATCCGTCATCGAACGCGTGGAGCGCAAACTTGACACGCGGCCTCAATAGTTATGTTTATCCTACTTAAAATCCTCGATTCCCTTTCCCAGAGCTCAACATGGCGTGGGCTCATTTTGTTAGCCACGGCGGCTGGCGTCGGCGTCCACATGGAGCCAGAGCTGCAAAACCAAATCGTGGCGACCGGGCTCGGTTTAGTCGGCCTCATCAACGTCATTCGCAAAGGCAAATGAGACCCCGCCGAATCGCGCTCATGCTGGTCCTCCTGTCCTTCGCCTTTCTCGGCATGGCATT